CAATCGTTACCTGGCGCTGTCAAGCCGCGACTACAACGGTATGGCCAGCAACCTGGCTTCCCGTCAGACCATGAACCAGAAGCCCACAACAGCCTATGAGAAGGCTTACGTTGGCACTGTGTCTGGTTTTGAAACCTACAAGATGGACTACGCTAACCGCATCCTGGCCCAAACCGCCACTATCACTGTTGATACTGACGGCGCCAACATCGACTACGTTCCCCAGTCTACCAGCACATCTGTTGGCGGCCAGATCAACGTCGATAACCGCACCCAGACCATTAGCTGCACCACCAACACTGGCGTTGTTGCAGGCGACTGCTTCACCATCGCCGGCATCAACAGCGTTCACCACATCACCAAGCAGGACACTGGCCAGCTCAAGACTTTCCGAGTTATCTCAGTGCCCACTAGCACCAGCCTGGTCATCAGCCCCCCGATCATCTCTGCGTCAACTACGCCGACTGATCCAGAGGTTCAATACCAGAACTGTGTCGCCAACAGCGTGTCCAACACTGCTGCTGTCGTATGGCTGAACGTGACCGCTGCTGCCATCAACCCATTCTGGCACAAAGACTCCATCGAGTTGATGCCAGGTCGGTACGCTGGCAACCCAGACGGCGCCACCATGCTTCGGTACACTTCAGAGCAGGGCATCGAGCTGACGTTGACCAAGCAGTACGAGATTGACACACGCGTCACCAAGTATCGTCTTGATACGTTCTTTGGTGTGACCATGTGCAACCCCGAGATGGCTGGTGTCGTATTGTTCGGCCAAAGCTAACCAGATAGATGACGGGGGTCGATATGGCCCCCTGAGTCTTTTGAGGGTGTACTGATGCCGTTGAAAAAGGGTTACAGCTCCAAGTCTATCAGCTCCAACATCCGCGCAGAACGCAAGGCGGGGAAGCCGGCCAAGCAGGCAGTTGCCATCGCAATGTCAACAGCAGAGCGCGCAGCCAAGAAAGCGGGCAAGCCAGCAAAGGCGCCCAAGAGTAAAGGCAAGAAATGACTAAGGTTTACCTACCACTATCAGACGGGATGTATAAGCGCATTGATGTCCCGGCTGTTACAAAGTATTTGGATGATGGCTGGTTCCTGTCAATCAGCGACCACCAGGCGCACGTCGCCAAGATCAACAAGGTTCCGGTAGAGACGCATCTGTTTGACGCGCCACCGGTGCAGGTAAAAGTAAAACGCAAGCCACGCAAGAAGCCAGAGGCCGAGTAATGTCCTACACGAAACGCCAGTATGTCATCGCAGCCTTTGAGGAGATCGGGCTGGCGTCTTATGTTTTCGATCTGACAGACAACGAATTGTTGTCGGCTTGTAAGCGCCTAGATGCTATGATGGCGCAGTGGAACGCTAAAGGCATACGACTGAGTTACCCGTTGCCAAGCAACCCTGACAGCACGTCACTGGACGCTGATACAGAGGTGCCTGACGCTGCCAACGAGGCAATCATCCTCAACCTGGGCATACGCATCGCGCCAGGCTACGGCAAGTCGGTATCGCCGGACACGAAGATATCAGCCAAGGCTGCGTACACTACATTGTTGGGCTGGACCGCGCAGCCAACACCAGAGAAACAATTCCCGCGCACCCTGCCAACGGGCGCCGGGCAGAAGGCTTGGCGATATGACCAAGACCCGTTTATGCCAATACCTGTTGACCCGCTGACAACCGGCGGGGATGGAGTTTTAGACCTAACATCTTGAGGATATAAAATGTCAACGATCAACCGACTGTCCAGTGTAGACGCCCTACAGCCAGGTGATTTGATTCCAGTTTGGGATGGCTCCAACGGAGACACCCGCAAGGCATCGCTCACCACCCTGTTGGCATTCATCGAATCAAACTTCGCAGACCCTGACTTCAGCACGCGCATCGTCGCGCCAAGCATTAATGGTTTTAACGTCGATATTGGTGATACGGGTGACTCAATCTGGCTGATAGTTAACCCAGTTGCAAGCTACCTCAATGGCTCAGTTTCTTTGCCTTCATCGACTTATGCTGTTAACGATCAAGAAATTACGGTAGTTTTTACCGCACCAGTTGGATCTTTTTCTGTTACAGGGGCTGGCACCACTGTACTGGGAACCCCAACGTACATGGGTGAATATGACTCATTTCGAGTGCGCTACAACGCTTCACAGCTTACTTGGTACACGCTCAACACGACTGCCTATAACGCATTTGACAGCAAGACCTTTTATAAATACGGAACTGACGCAGCCGCATCAGATCATCCTGCCATATCTATTGGCCACATTCTTGAAACAACATATTTCGATAGCAATATGGTGCTCAACTCTGGTGGATGTCATATTTATACGGGGGTGACGACGCCGGGCAATGCAGGAACTTGGCCCAACCCCGACGGGTTTTTCTACGACAATGCCGGCAAGCAATTCAAGTTGGAAGGCGTTTCAAATGTAGCTATATTCGGCGCAATACCTTACGCATCGAAGGCGGCAGCTATCGCCGGTGTTGATTGTTCTCCAGCCGTTGCTGCTGCCTTGGCATATACGCGCCCTGTTCAATTCGATCAAGGGTTTTACGGACATACAGGCGGTTGGGTCATTGGCCGTCAGCAGGAAGTGTACGGTGCAGGTTACGCCAGCTATGATGTATCAGTCGCTCTTGGAACCACCTTGGTTAAGCAAAGCGGCACAGCCATTGTTATGGATTGCAACAACTCAGACCCTCACTTGCACGACTTCACGTTCGATGCTAATGACCTAGACGGCAATCAGATTAGAATGGACGGCATGAAGTACGGTAACTTTGAGCGGATATCATTCTTGAACCAGGGTGCAACCACCTACGCGCTAGAATGTCGACCGTACGACGCCGTTTTAGCAACAACCGCAACCAATGTCTCGACTTTTAGTCGGCTAATATTCGACGCCAATCCACTGCAAACATCCGGTGGTCACATTAAATTGGGAGGGTCATTCCTATACGGAAACTTTTACGATTGCGTTATTGGCGACTCTGGTAACGACACAAGTACCGGGTTTTCTTTAACTATCGGAGACTCAAACCCTCTTGGCGTAACATCTCAAACTGCATTTCATAATTGCGCCATAGACGGTGCCATACAGGTAGGCGTTGGCGCTACTGGTGTAGGTGCCGTGCAAAAAATTGAATTTATAAAACTTACTCAAGAATCGGGATTTGATCGAGAAAATTTTGTTATTCAAGGCGACAATACTTCACTTTGCAATGTAAAAGGCTATCGAAGCAACTGGACAACCCCTGCAGAGCGAAGCTACCCGTTCATAATTGTTCGTGATCAATGCACAAACACGCTGATCGAAGACGCTGCAATGGGTGATGCTTACATTGGCGGCGCGAGGCGTAGCGTTATATTTTTAAACGGCGCTGACGGTATAACAATCCGCAATGCTCTTGCTTATTCTCCAGATCCTTATGACTTTATTTTAATGCAAGGCACGACATCTACAAACGTTATTATCGAAAACGTCAACTGGTGGATCGTTAACACTGCTCGACATATTATTAAGGCTACTAACTGCACAATGATTGGCGGTAACGTAGAAACAGAGTTTACTGTGGGCAACGGTACGTTCAATAACATCGGTACGCTAGGTGGCCTGACACTGGGTAACGTCGGGACATATTACGCGCCGATTAGTCAATACCAAGGGGGCGGTGATATCTCGCTACCTGGGGATGTTGTAGACGTAGTGGACATATTTGTTAATGGAAATGTGGATTCCGTTGGATTTATCCAGCCCGGTAATGGCACCGAGTTAACAATATCGGCAGGGGTTGTCAATGTAACGGGTAGTAACCACAAAATAGACACAGAGGCTGATGCCGCCGCAGATGATTTGGTTACTATAACAGGAGGGCTAGATGGTGCCGTTATATATTTGCATTCCGCTAATGATGCTCGCGCAGTTACAGTCAAAGACGGTACAGGCAATATATTTATGGCTGGGGACTTTGTGATGGACAGCGTGCAAGATATGCTTGTGTTAATTTATGATTCTGCGTCGGGGCAGTGGCGAGAAGTTAGCCGCAGCAGTAATGCGTAATTTTAGAGAATACCTATTTTTAGTATTTGGCATAAATAAAGGACAGGTAAGATGTTAAAGACAGTATCAACACAACTGGCCCTGGCCTCAGATACCCTAAGTGAGATCCTGGCTAATGGCAATACCAGTGGCGGGACAGACCTTGCCATATCGACTGGCGATGACATAACCTTAGCTGACAACAGCAAGGTCATATTTGGCGCTGGGTCAGACCTTTCTATTTCCAGCGACGGGGCAACTGGCCAGCTTACAGGCAACATTAATGTTACAGGAGCGGGGACATTTACTAGCACCGTTGCATCGGCAGGTGTATATCTTGGCGGGGTTGTAGCGGCGAATTTGCTTGATGATTACGAGGAAGGTACTTGGGTTCCGACGCACTCCGGTATGAATGCGACTGGCACGGTTACTGTTTCTGGAACTTATACAAAGGTTGGTCGAAAAGCATTTATTACGGCTAAAATATCAGCAACTGGTGGCCTCTCCCCTGTATATAATGGCGGCAGTCGGTTTCAATCCCTACCATTTACTGGAGGGACTTGCGTGGCCAACTGGTGCGTAGAGAACGCTGTAACCGCTGCTGCATCAACATTTTCAGACGGGTCATCAAATATTTATGCTCCGACAGTAACTGTTGGGGCTGATGTAACTCTTACTATGAACATGACTCTTGAGGTTTGAAAAATGGCACTTATAGAAAAACAAGCAGTAGACAAAATTGAAATAGTTTCTGAATTTAAGCACGTCCAAGTCAGGACTGCCACAATTATCGAACGAGATGGCGTTGAGATATCACGCAGTTTTAGCCGAAGCGTTGTCAACCCAGGTCAGGACACATCAGGTCAAGACGCTGATGTTCAGGCAATCTGTGCAATATTACATACTGAGGAGCTTGTGGCGGCATACCAAGCGCACGTAACTGCTAGTTAGCAGGTACACCACACACAACTTTAGGAGCACACCATGTCCACATTCGTTCTGCCATTCGCACCCCTGGGGGCGACAGTCTCATTCACTGCGGCCACACCGACGCCACCCGCTGGCGTGCAGGCGCCAATAGGCGACGCTGCCGGCACTAGCGCAGGCCAGTACCGCATTGTCAATGACAGCGTCGTCACGGTCTACCTGGGCGTCGGCGCCACGTCTGCTGCAGCTATTGCCAACGCCAGCGCGGTTGCAACGTCTACCCCGCTGCTTGCCGGCACTTGCGAAGTGCTGCGCTTTGGTCCCAACGTGTTCTTCACTGGCAAGTCGGCGTCTGGGACTGCTGTTGTGTACGTCACGCCAGGTCAAGGTATCTAAGTGACCCCAATCAACGACCTGGTGACCGGATTTAAGTACGAGTCTGACGGCAAGATCGACACATGGTCCATCCTGCAGCCCAACGCCGACGGCGAGTACGTCGGGGACTGCGATGACTTTGCGTTGACGGCCCTGTATCTCAGCACCGGGTCGTTGTGGCGGTTCTGGTTCGAGCTGATATTTGGCAGTGCCAAGGTGTGTTATGTAGTAACATATACTGGTGGCGGCCACGCTGTGTTGCGGTACAAGGGCCAATACATCGACAACTGGTCGTTGACTTGGGTTACTAAGGAGAACATGGAGACAACCCTGGGCCACACGTTCTCATTGTGGTTGTTCCCTTGGCCAATAACTGCCATTAAAATGCTGCTTGGCAAGATTAAGGGC